CTGTGAATGCGGCTGGCAACTACACGAAGCCAACCATGCGAAAAGCCCTGTTTGAAAAAATCAAGGCAGGGACAAAGGGCGGTGACCCCAACGAATGGTCTGCCCGCAAAGCGCAGATGTTGGCAAAAGAATACAAAGCCAAAGGTGGAGGTTACAAATGAAAGCCCCACAGAAAAGCCTGAAGGACTGGGGTGAACAGAATTGGCGCACCAAGTCAGGAAAGCCATCATCCGAAACTGGCGAAAGGTATCTGCCAGCAAAAGCAATTAAGGCATTGACCCCTGCTGAGTATGCGGCAACCACACGGGCAAAGCGTGAGGCCACAAAAGCTGGCAAACAGTTTGCAAAGCAACCCAAAAAGGTTGCCGAAAAGATCAAGAGTTTTAGATGAAAACTCCAGTCTATGCACGCAAAGAAGGGCAGAACCCAAAGGGCGGTTTGAACGCAAAGGGAAGGGCTGCGGCAAAGGCTGAAGGCATGAACCTCAAACCACCTGTGAAGACTGGCGACAACCCCCGTAGAGCGTCGTTCTTGGCTCGTATGGGTGGTAATGCTGGCCCTGAATACAAAGATGGTGAACCCACACGCTTGCTGTTGAGTTTGAGGGCTTGGGGTGCTTCTTCAAAAGCAGATGCTCAAGTCAAAGCAAAACGCATCAGCGCACGCAACAAGGCAAAATAAGAATGGATTACGAAACCTTAAAAAACGTGCTGAATGAAAACCAAGGGAAGAATTTCGTCCGTAGGATTCTTAATCCCGAGGCATATCCAGTCATGGACTTGGGAAAAGGCGATATTGCTACACACCAAATGGAGTATTCTGAAGCTGGGCCAAATAAGTTTATTGTTTACCCAAGAATTGCATACGAAAATAAAGAACTGAAAAATTATGGTGATGATGCCTTTGATCGGGCTTTAAAAAGTAAGGATTACATTTCTTTTGACAATGAGGCAGATGCCGAATATTTTTCCAAAAACTACAAAGAATACTGGGACAAAGAAAAAAAGGTCTTGCCATCAGTGAGTGAAAAATAATGCAAATACCTATCTTGAGTGGTATTTACGCAGACACGACACCAGAGTTGCGTACAGCCTACCCTGTCAATCTTGTGCCTGTCCCAAAGGTAAGCGGCATCAGTGCTGGGTTTTTAAGACCAGCCGATGGCATCGTGAGCAACGGAACAGGACCGGGCACTGACCGTGGCGGTATCAACTGGCGTGATGAACTTTATAGAGTGATGGGCACAAAGCTGGTTGAAATAGATTTGGCTGGTGTAGTAACGGTGCTTGGCGATGTGGGTGCTGGTGGCCTTGTAGTATTTGATTACAGCTTTGATGAACTGGCTGTTGCGTCTGGTGGCAACATATTTTTTTGGGATGGCACAACATTAACGCAAGGTGTTTATCCAGCGGTGACTATTGGCCCAATCCTTGATTTCTGTTTTATTGATGGTCGGTTTATGATTACCGATGGTGAACGATTATTCCTGACCAACATTGGCGACCCTTTTACGATTGATGCGTTTGCTTTTGAAGAGCCAATAGCCGACCCTGACCCGATTACATCTTTGCTGAGATTGCGTAACGAGGTCTATGCAATTAATCGATACACGATGGAGGTTTACGACAACACGACTGCGGCAGTGCCTTTCCCTTTTCAAGTGGTTGATGGGGCACAAATCCAAAAAGGCAGCTTGGGCGTTCATGCTTGTTGCATCTACCTTGAAAGTGTTGCATTTTTAGGCAGTGGGCGCAATGAAGCACCGGGCATTTATATTGGTGCATCTGCAACAACAACAAAACTTAGCACACAAGAAATAGATAACTTGTTGTTGGAATATTCAGAGGCGCAATTAGCGGCGGTGCTGGTTGAGGCTAGAAATGACAAAAGCCATCAATTTTTGTATGTGCATTTGCCTGACAAGGCATTGGTTTATGACGCTGCGGCAAGCCAAGCACTGCAAGCACCCGTGTGGTTTATTCTGACCAGTAGTATTGTCGGATTCTCGCAATACCGAGCCAGAAACATGGTGTGGGTTTACGACAAATGGATGATTGGTGACCCAGAGTCAAGCAGCATTGGCTATTTGGTGCAAGACATTGGCAGTCATTGGGGTGAGCAAGTCTACTGGCAGTTTGGCACATTGATTATTTATGCTGAAGGCAAGGGCGCATTGATGCTGCAACTCGAACTGGTAAGCCTGACAGGAAGTGTGGCACTTGGTTCAAACCCGCAGATAAGCACTAGTTACTCGGTCAATGGTTTATCGTACAGCCAAGAGCGATCAATTTCCGTGGGCACAATTGGAAGCAACAAACGACTTTCTTGGTTTCAGCAAGGACATATGCGAAACTTTCGCATCCAGCGTTTCAGGGGTAACAGTGATGCCCATGTGTCTTTTGTGAGGCTTGAGGCGCAAATTGAAGCATTGGCATACTGATGGCTACCTCGCGCAAACTTAATCTAACCAGAGACCAGCTTGCTACCTTTTTAAAAGATCAAGTGCAGATCAAGCAATTTGAGTTGCTTTTTTCAACTGTTGATGAACTTGAAGTAATTACTGGTACAGATTTTGAGTTTCAAGCGGATAATGCCGCAGCTTCTGCAAACAACGCATTGGCACAAATAAACACGCTGAATCAAATTGTGCAAGGCTTGCAGGGCTTGCAATTAGCACCACCGCCAAGGGAATTCAGGCGCACAAGATATGGGTCGTTTTACGACACAACCACGCAATTAGCAACAACTATCAATACAGCCACAGCTATTACTTTCAATACTACTGACCTAAGTTTTGGTGTCTTTCTTGGCAGTCCCACATCAAGAATCGTTGTAGCTAACGAAGGTCTTTATAACTTTGACACATCTTTTCAATTAGATAAAACAACTGGTGGCACAGCAATTTTTGACTTTTGGTTTCGAGTTAATGGTGTCAACGTAACAAACAGCGGTAGCAGAATTCAAATCCAAAACAATAACGCTGAAATTTTTTCATCACTTAATTATTTTTTTAATCTCAAAGCAAACGATTACGTTGAGTTGATGTTTTCAGTAACCGATTTGTCTGTTGAACTAAAAACATTTGCTGCGGTTGCACCACATCCGGGCATCCCGTCCATCATTCTGACAGTGAACACAGTAGGAGACCTCATATGACTGTTGTCGTTAAAGTTTTAATCCCAGCCAAACAAGCTGAAAGCGCACAAACCACGCAATACACAGCAACCAATGCCAAGGCCATCATTGACAAATTCACTGTGACCAATACAAGTGCCACTAATGCAACATTTAGTTGCAATCTTGTCACTGTGGTTGGTACGGCGAATGCGGCAAATTTAATCATTGATGCTAGAACAATTGTGCCTGACGAAACTTACACTTGCCCTGAGTTAGTTGGTCAAGCGTTGGATTCAGGAGGTTTTATTTCCACATTGGCAAGCGCAGCTGCATCGCTTACCATTCGGGCATCAGGCAGAGAAATTACATAAGGACACGAAAATGAAAGACTTTTTAATGATGCCGAAAGGCTTTATGGGCTTGCCACAGGAAGAAGAGTTCTTAACTGTGGCAGAAAACAAGGCAAATTTTCTCATTGCGGTAAAAGACTGGCATTATGGACCAGAAGAACCAAGCAACGACCCAAAGGCAAACCCTGATTTTTACGCATCATTGGCTGATGCCATGCAATGTGATGTAAAAGACGCAAAGCGCAAGCATTGCTCTAACTGTGAATATTACGACAACAGCTTTATGACTCAAGTGCGGATTGAACGCATACCAATGGCTGGATACGATACTGGGTATGGCTATCGTGGGCATTGTGAAAAGCTAAACTTTATCTGTAACGATATGCGGGTTTGTCAGGCATGGGAAGATGAAGACTATGACGATTGACCTTTTTGCAATTTGTGCGAAAATCAATCTGCTGAGTCTTTTGGGCCACCAGCAGCTCACCCTATCATAGGAGTTGGCATGGTCACATTGGGCATATCACAACAGCATTTGCTTGAGGTCTATCAAGACCCATACATTGCGCGAGTTGGGCATGACCATAGGCCAGCCGCACCTATTGACCACCCAAATGCTACTTATTTGTCAGCTTGGGTTGGCGATTCATTTGCTGGTGCTTTTCTTGTTATCAAACAAAGTGCAGTCGAGTTAGAACTCCATGCATTGCTGAAAAAATCAGCATTAAAGCAATCCCGTGATCTTGGAATGTCTTGTTTAGCGTGGGCGTTTGCCCAACCTATTTTGCGGGTTACGGCTTACATCATTGAGGGCTTAGAGGCGGTAAAAAATTACTGTCTCAAGTTAGGATTCAAATTAGAGGGTTGCAGACGCAATGCCTGTGTTCAAAATGGCGTAGTTAAAGATGTTTATGTGTTGGGCATGACCCGACAGGAATGGGGTGCGTTATGAGTTTTGTAAGCGATTTTATTGGTGACTTAACTGGCGCAAACCAAGCCGCTGAAGGCGCAGAGCGTGGTGCTGCAACTCAAGCCGCCGCATCTGAAAAAGGTATTGCAGAACAGCGCAGACAGTTTGACAAACTTGTTGAATTGATGTCGCCTTACGTTTCTGGTGGGCAACAGGCTTACAGAGAACAGCAAGCACTTATTGGTTTACAAGGTCCTGAGGCGCAACAAAAAGCCATTGCTGGTTTTGAAGAATCACCTATTTTTCAATCATTGACAAAACAAGCTGAGCAAGGCATTTTGCAATCTGCGGCAGCTACAGGTGGTTTGCGTGGCGGTAATGTACAACTTGCATTAAGTCAATTCCGCCCACAACTTTTGAACAGTTTGATTGAGCAGCAATATGGGCGTTTAGGTGGTCTGTCATCCATTGGACAAAGTTCAGCCGCAGGACAAGCCACTGCTGGTATGACAACAGGAACAAATGTAGCAAATCTTTTGGGTAACCAAGGTGCTGCAATCGCTGGCGGTCAAATAGCCGCTGGTAATAGAAATAGACAAATCTTTAGCGATGTGCTTGGTGCTGCTAAAGCATATGCGGCTTTTTAAGGTACTGACATGGCAATAAACCCATTACAACAACCAATCAATTATTTTGGCGCTGCGCCACAAATTGATATTGGGAAACAATTTGAAGAGTTTGGGCAAGTTTTAGCTGAAAGACAAAAGCGCTCCGAAACCGAAGCAGTCAAAGCTGCTTATAAGACTGATTTACAAGACGTATTAAAT